TTCATGTTGAGTTGTTGTAAGAGCATCTGTCCAAAACGTTGAAGGCCCATATCCTCGGTGACAATCTCTTCCAGGATGTTCCAGGCGCCGGACGGCAAGCGTTGTCCGATAACCGCCGCGGGCGTCAAACCAAAGTCGCATCCGATTAGCAAGGGTAACTCCGGCACAAAGGTTAACGAATCCTCGACCATCGTCGAATCGTCGTACTCCGCCCATACGGCCTTACCTTCCTGGACGTACACGTATTGCGCGCCGACGTAGCAACGAATCCAGTCCAGGTTCTTGCCGCCAAGTTGTTGCTCATAGTAGCCAAGCGGCAAGTTTTTAACGTTCTCGGCCTTCGGGTTTTCGAGCCAATGCTTGCCGGCCGCATAGATCGCGCCCGCCGTATCGGCCGGGACCTCGATCATGCCGCCTGGTTGCGTATAAAAATTCCACTTGTATTTGCCCTTGACCGGTTCCTTTTCGGCCAGGCGATACCACCAGCCGTCATCGTCGGGCGGGTTTGTGTCCGCCCATATTCCGCGCCAGGTGCATCCGCCGTGGGTTTTACTTGGGTATCGTCCGACACGGGCCGTCAATCCCTGGATCACGGCAAGCGGCAATTCGCGGGCCTCGTTGCACCAGCCGCCGGTGACTTCCAGGGACAAGAGCTTGCGTACCGACTTGGTATCGTCAAGTGCCAGGAAGATTACTTCACAATCTAACCCTGGCACCCCGTCGCGGGATGGCAGTTGCAGATGGTGAGTAATCGGCGGGGACCAGCGAATCGGACCCCAAATATGCTCCGGGAATATTTCAAGCCAGGTTCGAATCGTGGTGGTCCGAAGTTCCCCGTAGGTATTTCGAATGACCACGAATCGTGTGTAACGAATATTATCCACCGGGGAAGGCGCTTGCCGCACCGCGCGCAAGAGTATCTCGGACGCGCATCCGTACGATTTCCCGGAGCCGACCGGTCCCATAAGACCGCGAAAAAAAGAATCGTCAGATAAAAATCGCGAAGTCGTCGGACTTGTCGAGAAGTCCAGGTTGAGATCCCCCAGCGCATCTAACTCATTCCCCGTTTGACGGTTCCTTCCCGTCGCGCCCATTTTCCTCGGCATAGATTACCTCTTCCACTTTTGATAAATTCAATTTGATTCCGATCATCGTCGGGCGATTGCTCTCTTCTTGTTGCTGGTCCATCATTCCTGTCGCGCGGGCCAGCATACGCAAGGCGCCCAGTTTGTCGTGCATCTCGACCTCGATCGAGCTACCGTACTTGCCAGGTGTGATCTTGACCTTCTTGATCGCTTTACGTACGTGCGGCGCAAGAGTATCGCTCGCGTTGAGTACGGCCACGTTTCCGGTCCACGATATAACATCTGTTATATCCGCCTGGGCAATGTGGCCAAGTTCATTCGATACTTTCTCCTGGTTCTCCGGCGACGCAAGTAAAGCACGTGCCTGGCGAGTTGTGAGTTTAGTCATCTTCTACCATCCTCTCCACCGTTGAAAAACGTGTCTCGCAAGCCAGGCATTGGCGACGGCGTTCGTTGTAATAAAACTCCTCATTCGGATCCCAATACATTCTCGTTTCCAGGACTTCTGTCTTAGAAAAATAATTGCCACCCTCGTCCACGCAAAACTGGCAAATCATTTCAGGCTTACCTCGATTAGCTTGTCCAGGTAATGGCGGGCCTTCCTAAGATCCTCGATGCCACCTTTATCTTTCCATCGCGACACGTATTTAACGACGTTGCCTTCCAGGTAGCCAAGCTCATTCGAAATAATGTAATCCCAGGGCTGGATCGCCTTGCTGGTGTAGTGGGTGCCGCCGACTTGATTGTTATTCGCTTGATCCATACGCGTCCTTTTCTAAAAGTTTTTTAACGGCCTTGGCTTCTCTCGTTAACTCCTGATAATCATCAACGCGCTCCGCGCAAATAATGAGCCGTTTTACTGATTGCGCCAGCTCCAAATAATGAGCGCACCAAAACTCGCATCGTTTTTCCCAATACCTATTTTCTATGTCTGTGTTATTTTCCATCGTTGTATTAAAAATTACTATCAAAAGTTAAATGCCATATAAAAATCCAATCGTTCGCCGCCAAAAGAATGCCGAGGCTAACAAGCGTTGGTACCAAAGAAATAAAGAAAAGCACATGGCCGGTACGGCCGCGAATAAACGCAATGCCAGGGCCTTGTGGGCCGAGTTTAAGGCGACGCAAGATTGTTTTCATTGCGGGTTCTCGCATCCCGCGGTTATCGATTTCCATCACGTGATCCGGGGCAAGGGCAAACGTGCCGTGAATGAGCTTGCCAAGAGTGGTGCGTATGCCCAGGCGCTTGAAGAGATCAAGAAGTGCATCCCTCTTTGCGCGAATTGCCACCGAATTTTGCATTGGCAAGAGCGAATTGACGCCAAAAAGACTGGCAAGTTGCGGCGCAAACGGAATAAGGTTGGCAAGATGAGGCATGGTCACTTTGCCAGGGCCAGGTAATAGAGGCCCACGTTGCTGAACGCGTAGCCGCTATATACGATTGCCATCGAAATATTCCCCTTAATACCTTGCTCGACGCCGATATAGGCATAAATCAGGCCCGTGACGATGATTAACCATGGACTCATTTTTTTATCTCCAAAAAAGTTGAAAAATCCGGAGCGATCCCCCCGTACAGTTTGGCGAATGGGGGACCCCCCAAAGGTCGTTTTTTGCGGCATCGCGCAAAAACGCACCCCCGGCCAGTTGCAAAGGCCAAACGTTCGTTTGCCGTTTGCAAATTCACTCTAAGCCGCCCCACTTGGCCACCTGGTCCAGGGTCAACGGCGGATCCTTACGGTTTTTCCGGTTGTCGATGGTCGCCTGGACGGCCAGCTCCAGGACTTTGCCGGCATCGATGCCCTTTTCGGCCAGCCGCCTGGCGCATTCCAGGCTTGCCGCCACGTCGCGGACCACGCCGGACCCCCGCTCGACGCCCTGGCGGAATGCTTGCGCGATACTCTGAACTAGCTCGCTATCACCCCCTACAACCCCCTTCTTATTATTAAGGTTATCTATGGCTTCCTGATCTTGATAGTCCTCGGCTATCAGAGGCCTTGCTGCCAGGAATTGCTCCCTAGTCGGCATCGGCGTACCAGGGCCATCGAATAGCACCTGGTACCGATTCGTGTAATAGGCCGATTTGCGCTTGTAGGCAAACGGATAGGCTTTCGGTTGGAGCTTGCGTATGTATCCGGCTTTGATTAGTCGGCCCACGTGCGTGGAGACGGTTTTAATCGATCGGCTTACGTGCCGGCTCAATGTCTCCCTGGACGGAAAGCAAATACCGTATCCGTTCGTGTGCAAGCAAATGGCCGCCAGGACGCGGAAGGTTGTCGGGTGCAAGCTATCGTCCTGGACGGACCTGGCTGGCAGTATCGAATATTTACGGGTTTGGGGTTTCTCAGAATGGGATGTCATCGTCTAGGTCCAGTAGTGCGTCGCCAGTCTTTGCCTTGGGCGTTGCCTCACGTGCCAGGCGCGCCTCGGTTGACTTGCGGATTTGTTCAAAGTTGGTTACTACCTTTTCGGTTGATGATCCAGGAAATTGAATCATCAGCTCGATCACTTCCTTCGGGATCCACTTCACGACATCCTCTAGCGCGAAGTACGCGAAATCCGATTCTTGCGGTATCGCGGCCCGTGTTCGTACCATTTTCACCACCAATCCGGCCGGATGTTCCGCTTGCCACTCGGTCCGGTCCACGGGCTGGTGTCCACCCTCGCGGATTCGCTGGTCCGCAAGTCTCAATCCCCGGATCATTGCCTCGCATCTCTGCTCGACAAGATATCCCGCTTTAGCATCCCTGGCCGTCTCCTGGATAAGCGTCATCTGCTTTCGCAGTTTCGTTGCCAGCTCTTCACCGCACAACGTAAACGATCTGCCGTACCCCCAGGTTTGATTAAAGCGATTCAATTCATCCTGATAAATCTTTACCTGGTTCAAATCTTTCCACCGTTCCAACGCATCAACTTGTCCGCCGGACAAGACAGGACATTCTCCTAGAGAGGAGAAATGTCTGTCCGTACTTGGCGCTCGTTTGTCCGTACTTGTCCGTCGCCCGCTAACCCTTGTATTCATTGGGTTCCCCTTGTCTGTCCGGCTTGTCCGTCCTTGTCCGCGGACAAAGTTATCCACAGGCTCCGGACAAGTCCATTTTGTCCGTCTTTTTCAGGGTAAACCCTTACTTTTTGCTCATAATTTAGGTTCATGCTTGTCCTTCCATATCCAACAAAAATCGTCCCACTTGCCAACAATGCCGCGTTCCTGGAGCGCTTTCGCGGCGCGTAAAAACGCCTTCTTCTTACTATCATCCGATCCGTCGCTGATCTGTTTGTTCATCGCGAAGTCGCGC